AACGTAACGACGTGGCCTGATAATGTGGTCACAGAAGCGTTCTGCGAGGCGCTACCGGAATGCGGTGGACGTGGGTGGGGCGTTTTGGATATCAACGACTGTCAGAACTTCAAGAGGCGTGGCGTGTTCTTATACGCGGCTCACCTCTTGAGCATTACTTACAACACCGCAGCGGGCGCCACAGACCCGACAAACATCAACGCTGCTGCACGTTTGAACTTAGCTGCTAAATCGGTGGGTGACGAGTCGGTTAGCTTTCGGATCACCCAGATTCAAAATTCTTCTGATGATTTTCTGTCGTTGACATTGTATGGCGTTCAATATTTGAGGCTACGCCGACGTTCAGCTATGGGCGCACGAGTAGTGTAATGGGTGACCCGACACGTTACGTTACGTGTCGGGTGTTGCAATGGTCGGTTAATATTCAACGATATCTAACATGTCGTTACTTACCGAACACTCTAATCCTTCATCTACGAAATGAACAACTACAGACCCCTTACTTTTACTGGTAAAAGTAAGTGTACCGACAGTTCCAACACACATACCGTACATTTCAGAATTAAGCTTTACGGTTGAGCCCTCGCGCATGTTTTTTGGATACCCAAAAGCGGCTCTAATTGTCAAATACCTAGGCCACATTCCGTCCATGGTCAATGTCGAACACTTCTTAAATTGACCACCATTTTGAGTTATTGCCATCGTCACTGTATCGACACCCTCGCTGTATTCAACAGTCCCGCCTCGTTGATAATAATTAACAAGTTTATAATTGGTCAACGGACCAAGAAGGAAGTGAGGGACATCTATCTCGTCTAATCTGTCAAATTCCTTCATTAAAGTACCATCGTGAACCCCGTACTCAGTAAAGTCAGCACGTTCTTGGGATATACCTTCACCTTTGTGATTTATGCACCCTTTATTAGAACAATACTGCCAACTGTCATCCATCCTATCCTCGTCAGTAAAATCGGAAGATTTAAGAAAATAATGGTCATCATCTTCGTCACCACAGAAACTAACATGAACCACGCCGCTCTTGCATATTTTACACCTTATGTCGTCGTACATACTTATACTCATAATAACCACCGTTCATTAACACGACGAAGCGAATCCCCGTCGTCTGATTTACATAGTATCACTATTGACGCGGTTGTCAATCATTCATTTACCCGAACTTTGAGTTAACGACACACTGTTTGAGGTGGCGTAACGTATTGATTAAAAACGACTACCTCATTTACACTACAAACCCCGTATCGTTCAATACTCCCTATAGTATTCTTGTATATTATCTGTATATGTATGTATGATCCATACTGTATATACTATATGCATACTTATAATTCTTACAGTTATAGAAAGTAGAGTTATAGAGGTAAGTACGTTAAGTCATTGATTCTTTAATCGCTTTTAGTACCTGTAAATTTACCTGAGTCGTTTTTGTTCGGGGTTATTACCACATCACCTAAATTGTGTTAATATTGAGTCATTACTAATCACGAGTCTCGTCATGTTCAAACCTAAAGTCACAGTGACCAATGTTCAACAATCGCGAGACGCTATTCAAAAAGCGTTACGTGCGTTGATGGTCGACAAATACGTGACGGTTGGAATACATGAAGACGCGGGTAATCACGAGTCGGACGACATCACGAACGCTCAATTAGGCGCGGTACATGAGTTCGGTTCGGAGATTACTCACCCCGGCGGCACGTCATACGGTTATGCGAGTAAAGCTGCAGCGGATCGTAACGATGTGAGGTTCCTCAAGTCTGGCCGTGGTTACATGGAATTAGGCGTTACCGGTCCACACATTATCAAGATACCAGCACGACCTTGGTTAAACCCTGGCGTGGCGTCTGGTAACGCTGAATATCTGACAATCATTGAAAAAACACTCAGCGACGGCGGCACGATGACCCAAGCGTTAAACAAGGTCGGAGTCGTGGCGGTCGGTAAAGTTCAGAAATACATGACGGATTTACGCACACCACCAAACGCGCCAAGTACGATTAAAAAGAAAGGTTCGTCAAATCCGTTAATTTCATCGGGCGCATTGCGTCAAAGCGTAACGTATAAATTAATATCGGGTAAACCGAACGAGGGTTTATGAGCTTAGACATGGTGGGGCATATCGACCCCGTATTCGTATCGATACCCGCAACACGTTCGTCATTCACTGGCGGCGGCTACGTTGACGGCATTTGGCAAGACGGCACGACAACGGTCACACCTCACACCGTGAACATACAGCAAGCAACTGACCGTGAAATCGAAACGCTCGAAAAGGGTGGTGAACGTATCGTCGATGCTCGTCGTATTTACATCAACGACGGACTCGACGCGAGCATTCAACAGTCTGACGTGTGGACGTTCGCGGGCCAACAGTGGAAATGCCACAAATTAGATAACCGTTATTGGCGTAATTATTGCAAAGCCATCGTATCGAGGATTGACGATAAATGAATCGCGTAGAGATATTTAATATTATTCGACCAATAGTGGCGTCCGTTACGGGTATCTCGAATGTGATACTTGCTGACCAGGTGTCGAGTGGTGGTTCGGGTTTACCATCGCCAAGCGGTGAATACGCTGTCATCGAGCCGAAACAATCAATTAATCAACGTGGTCAGGCGAACATATATCGCAACACGAGCGTCACGCCACAGTCAATTGACGTTGAAGTACGTGCACAGATTATCGTTGAAGTATCGGTTAACGTGTTTCGTGGAGTTGACGCGGTGAGTCGTGTCGAACGTCTGTTACAATGCAACAAACGACCAGACGTGAGCGCTACTCTGTTTAAAAATAAACTCGGTTGGCAACGTACCAGTGCGCCGAATAACCTCACACGCTTGCAATCAGGTAATCCTGAGCAACGCGCACAAATCTATTTATATTTAATGTACGAGACGCGCGACCCGGTTGTGATCAACAACATCGAGTCGGCAAGTTATAGCGTAGAATACGAGACGAGCGGTGAGATTGTAGCGAGTGGAGTGATAGGTTAGAGTTAGGCGTCACCATAAATTAAAGAGTCTAGATATATTTTAGTTAATGCTGACGGTAAGCATGTTTGAGATAAAGATTTCATACATGACTCAACATCGTTGAAGTCTATATTTTCGGCTTTGAATAGTGCTTTTATTGACGACAAAGCCCTTTCGTTACGTTTTAATCGCATTCTGCAATCATCTTTTCTATTTTAAGCATCATAGTGAACGCTTCAACTGTCTTATTTATATTTCTAAGGTCTGCGCTGATTGCCATTTCTTTATTATAAATTTCTTTCCACTGATTTAGCGTGCAGTTAAGTTTAGATTTCATGTTGATTTACTCCGTTGCGTTGTTGATGTAGCTATATTAAACACTATTGACGGTTGTGTCAAGCGTTGCAACGTAATTATTTTTAAATTATCAACCGCGTGGTATACTATGAGCGATTGCAATCAGGAGATTTAACTAATGTCTTACAATATTGATAATATTGTTCCGATTAACGTGCGGATTTCACCGCAGGGACTCGGAACGGCTAACTTCGGTTCGGCGTGCGGCTTCGCACCTGAATCTGAATTACCTGTCGGCTTCGCTGTCGATACCCGTCGCGTCTACACGACTTTAACGGATCTATCTGTAGATTTCGCAGATACAACCGAAACGTACAAAATGGCCCGTTACTGGTTATCTGGTACGCCTCGCATGAACTCGTTGACTATTTGGGCGACTGCTGATGCGGACGCAACGTGGGCGACCACACTCAATAAAGCACGTAACGAATTTTGGTGGTTCTTCACATTCGTAACGGCTCCGATATATGCTTCATTAACTGACGCCGAAGCTATTGCGCAGTGGTGTAACGACAACGAATCGTGGTTCCAAAACTGTCAAACTGGTACAAGCGCTACGGCTATTCGTACACCAGCGACAACAACTGACATCGCGTCGAATTTAACGGCGGCGGGTTTACGTTTCGCGGGTACACTTGCGCACGCAACCGATCCGTATGCTGGTGTCAAACTGTGTGTACCGTTCGCTAAAGTAAATTACAGCGCGGCAAACTCGACGATTACCGGCGAAGGTAAAGTGTTAAGTGGCGTTGTTGGCGAAAGTCTAACGGGTACAGCTTACGCAGCGATGCGTCAAGATACTAAGAAATGTCAGTTCTACACGCAAGTAGAGAACAAAGGTTCGACCGATGCGGGACGTGTTATTAATACGTGGTCACATAGCTCATACGGCGAATTTATGGACGACGTGATCAATTTATCAGCGTTTACGAATGCGATGGGTGTTGAGTTATACAATACGGTATTTAACCAAACGACTAAACTCGGTCAAGACCCTGTTGGTCAATCGGTGTTACTCGGTGCGGCTAAAGCTCAATGTGAACTTTACATCTCGAACGGTTATTTAGGTCCACGTAATTACATTGACCCTGACGACGGTTTGACAAAGTACACAGTGGGTTATGAGATTTTGACCACTCCGGACGAGATTTTAAACTTAACCGATACCGACCGTGACGCGCGTAAATCAGCGCCGATCCGAATCCGTATTTTCCGCAAGGGAGCAATTCATTCTTCTCCCGTTGATATCGACGTTTATTAATAAGGGGACATTAAATGTCTATCAATAATTTTAGTACAGATTTATTCGTCGTAACGGTCAACGGTCGTGTTATCAGCGATTGGGGCGAAACAGCGACACCGTACACCGATGCACCTATCGACGCTAAAACGCAAATTCGTCGAGGTCAAGGTGGTAACGCGGTTCGTCTGAATCGTATTAACCCCGGTCGTGCCGTGTCGTTATACTTGAACCCTGGTTCACCGGACAGCGCATATATGCAAGGTCTGTTTAACTCGGGCGCTAATATCACCGTGACCAAAACGCAAATTGGCACACTTGAAGCGGCTATCGGAACGGAAGGTGCAATCATTAACGACGCGTCAACCGGTCGCGGCGGTTCAACGATTACTGACGATCAATACGATTGTGAGTTCAACGTTTGGAACGGAACCAAAGGATAAATATCATGTCACAAACACGGGCCTTTACAGTAAACGAAAACACGTACAACATCGCGCAAGCGTCAGCCGTTGACCAAAAAAAACTGATGTTACTACTCGGTGGTAAAATTGCGTTACATAGCGCAGCGGGTCAGGAACCAATCAACACGCCGTTGTTAGTTGGTGCGTTGATCACATTACCTGAGTCGACGTTTGACGAAGTGGCTAGTCTTGTTCTACGTCAAGCTTTCGTAGCTGGTACGACCGACAAGATTGATTTAAAGTCGTTCCAAGGTGGCATGATGGGCTATTTTCAGTTAGTGGCCGAAGTTGTCGCATATAACCTTAACGATTTTTTTACATGGCTCGACACCGGAAACGCCGAGCGTCGAGCAAAACCACAAGTGAAGTAGACGAAAAAGTCGAATGGTATTTTATGCGGCCATGTGTGGGAATGGTAGGTATTTGCCCGCCACTCTGCACATGGGCAGAACTTAACGACGGTACGTACTCGTTGGGCGATGTAGAGCGGTTCCATTTAACGATGGACGAACTCAAAAACGCGTACATTGCTGCACACGCTAGATAGAATAACGCCTCGTGACTGTAAAGCTACGAGGCGTTTTATTAAGTACGTAATGGGTGATACCATACGCCAATATCGTGGAAACATGGAGCAACATGTCCAACGTGTCGAACTGTGATTCTATCCCCCACGTCATCTACGATGTGCCATGTGCCATCAATCAAATCGTATTCTTTACCCGCTGTGATGTATTCACAACCGCCGTAATCTGTAACGACTTTACTAGTGTCACGTAGCGCATCGAGTTTAGCGCACGTCATGCCTTTCTTGCTTCCGTGTCCTATCATTTTGGTAATACTCCCCATTTATCACAATATCCCGCCGACCAACCGTGAAACGCTCGAACCTGATGTTTTCTATCATACGGATTCGCGGCGCCTTCATTAGACCGTTGTCCGTCTTTGTAAAACTCACGAACACCAGCCGACATATTTTTAACCGCGTCACTAACATGGTCGTCGAACTCGTAAGGTTTACGATTAACGTACAGTTCGAACTGCTCGCGATTACACACCCGTTGCCATGTGAGATTTAATGGTTCGTCACCCCACAGACTCCACATGTCAAACGTTCCGACCTTTCGATACACAATCCAGTTTTTATCATACGACCGTTCAGGCCACGTACCGTAATGCTTAACCGCGTCGGCTACTGTCTTGTTCACAACACACCCCCAATAACGTCACGTAGACGTAAAACTTCAAACGCTAGACCGATGGCGCAGCCACCAATAATAAACGCCACAGTCGTGACGACCGTTGCATATGTGCGCCAAAATGATAGCGCGGCACGTAAGTTAGATAATTGACCCATGGTTTACTCCGTTGCGCCCCGTGGGGCGCTTTTAGTTAGTGATTATCGAACTTGTGCGTTGTTATCTATCAACCAGCTTTTGTTTGTTGCTATGTTTGATAGTCTTTCTTTTGCTGTTGTGTATGCGTATTTTTTTGATTGCTCAAAGGTTTCAAACTCTTTACATCGTGGAGTCGTTCCAAAGCGCTTGCCGTCACGAGTCTGCTGTACTGCTGCATAAAACTTTCCGTCTACTTCGTTCATGAAAACTTCGTAAGATACGTTACGTCCTTTACCGTCGAAAACTCTTGAGTTGATTACAGTGCTGAATGATTCCATGTTGTTTACTCCGTTGCGCTTCGGTGTGTTCCTTAGCTCTTGAATCAATATTAACACTATTGACGGTTGTGTCAAGCGTTACGACTCAATTATTTTTAAATATCTCGGGGCGGTGTTATACTGTGGATATTATTCACACGGGGCGACTATTAATGTCTAACGTTATATCAAGCTTTTTAGTCGGTATCGGTTTTGATTACGATAAGAAGTCGGCGAAACAGATCGAAGGTGGCATCGACACGATAAAGTCGAAAGCGCTACAACTCGGGGCGGTCGTCGCGGGTGGTTTTGGTCTAAAGTCGTTAACTGCTGATTTCGCGTCAAGTGCCGACATGCTCGGTAAATTCTCGCAAGTGTTCGGTGTGAACGCCAACGAAATACAAGCGTTCGGTAACGCACTAGCCACCGAGGGCGGTACGCTCGAATCGTTCATGAATCAAATCGAATCAATTGAACGAGCGCGTGCGCGTATCCGTGTCGGCGATGTGGGATTCTTCGCGCCGGCTGGTAAAGCTGGACTTGACCCTAACGTTATCGCCAACGCGAACAACGCGACAGACGCTTACCTGGCGCTTGCCGATTCGTTTCGTAGCATGAACAACCAACAACGAATTAACGCAGCCGAAGCGCTCGGGCTAGATGAGTCGAGTATCCGACTATTATCACAAGGTCGTGACGCCGTTGAAGGTCTGGTCAGTAAGTATCGCAACATCCAACCATTAACAGGTCAAATGACCGACGACGCCGCGGAGTTTAACCGTCAATGGGTCGAAGCGTCAGCTAACATCAAAGGAGTGGCTAACGCGATAAGTGCTGATTTATTACCTGTTATTAATGATATCACCAAACAGATTAACGGATGGTTTGGCGAGAACCGTCAAGAATTAATCAAAGATATCGGTGCTGGCACTTCGTTTTTATTTGGTAACCCAACATCAAACCAAGCCGCGCGGGTAATGGACATGCTACATAGTATAGATGTGAGCGCAGGTGTATCAGAAGGCCCGAGACGTTATTCGTATCCTATACCCGATAATGACCCATTTTTACCAGATTGGTTAACGACGCCATTTAATAACCTCTTTGACCTTCAGTTATCCAATCCGTTTGCGAGTCAACCCGATCCGTTCGCGCCTCGAATGATTGAACAAGACGCGTCGACTTCATCAATGACGCAAAAATATAAAACAACGACGAATCAACCGATACAGTCCAACGTTAACATATCACTGAACCTTGACGGTTCGGTACTTGACAGACGGACAGTTAAGATCGTTGATGGTATGGCGCAAACTGCAATCGACGACATATCGTCAAACACTGGGGGTTAATGTGTCATTATTAAGTATATTCACACCGAACGCGCCGACCATGGCGGGTTACGAGTTTGACGCAGTTCTCGAAGATACGTTTGAAGCAAGTGTGGACTTAACCGGTTACACGATTGAACTTGGAGCACGAGTAAGTGATCACCGCATCGTTAATCCGTTTCGTTGGTCTATCGTTGGCGCAATTAGTAACACACCGTTGAAAGCGGGTTTAACTGATTTCGTTGGTGGCGCTACGAGTAATTTTATCGGTAATTCCGGCATCGCTTCGACCGTAGCTGGTTTGTCGGCTGGTTTCCTCGCTGGTAGTTCCGAGACGCGTGCGAGTTCAACACTTGACTTTCTAATCACGTTGATGACCACGGGTGAACCATTCGACGTCGACACAGGTGACGTGCAATTAACCAATATGGTTATTGTGAATTTACGTCGCACCAAAGACCCGTCAAATGAGAACGGTTTGATATTCGAAGCGGATTTACAAGAGTATAACGTGTTGACCACTGTGCTACGTAAAAACCAACCGAGTACGGCAATACTCAACGCTAATGACCCGAGCGTATCGCAAGCGAGCGCAGTTAGTAATCGAGGTGAGATACAAGGACTTGACCCGTTACCGTCATCGATTACAGCTACCAACGGAGTTATAATATGAAAACCGTCCCGTTACTCAACGGTGCAAGCAATGCTCACCAGCCGTTTAGTATTCAGTTAGGTGATAACTTACTCACGTTTGTCGTTAATTACATCACTATAGCTGGCCCAGCTTGGAGCGTGGACATATCACGCGAAGGTGTGTCGCTCATATCGGGCGCCATGCTCGAACCGAACGCTGTAATCACTGATAACTATAACGCGGGCATTGGTCGATTAGTTTTCACAGGCGCAGAGGTAACGCTCGATAACCTGGGAACCGATAACCGTTTGGTGTGGGTGTCTGACGATGAGTAGTTATAATAACCGACGCTGGTCAATGACGCTTGACGGTGAACCGTTCATCGAGGAAACCGAAGGGCGACAATTTAAATGTACGTTTGAGATATTACACGACTTTGGCGGGTATACAAGTTACGCCGACGTAGCGTTATATAATATCAGTACGGACACAGCGAACAAGGCGTTCACTCGTGGCACTGTAATGTCGTTCCGTGGCGGTTATGCCGATTCAATCGATACGTTGTTCACAGGCACAATTAACAACGTTCTACGTGAGAGAGTTGGACCGGATACGATAACACGGTTAATTTGTCGCGGCGGTAAACTTGTCGACGACCAAACGCAGATAAACGAAACACTCGGTAAAAACGCCAAAGTAACAGAGTTGATCCGCTCGTGTGTCACAGCAATGGGTTATCCGATTGTAATGGATGATGCGCAATTTGCAGATATCGATCCGTATGCGTTCGGTTATGCCCTCAGCGGCGACCCGCGTGTGTATATGGACGAGCTAGCACAAGCGCATAACTTCGATTACGTGATTGAAAATGAACGAATGGTCGTGGTACGTAAAGGTTATTCACGTCAAGGTGAAGTACAAGTCGTGTCGCAGTTCACGGGGATGGAAGGCATACCAGAAATCACCGAAGTCGGCGTGGACGTAACGGTTCGTTTAAATCCCAAACTACACATTGGTGGTATGTATCGCATCGAGTCGGATTTAGCCACATTCAACTTCAGCAATTTGTATTTTGTGGACATACCCAAATCGGCTGGCGTTGGTGAATATAAAATATTTCGCCTTACGCATACGGGTGACACGTGGGGCGACGCTTGGTCGACTAAAATAACAGGATATAAAGAGTTGACACCATAGTCACGATGAGATATTGTTAATGCCTCAGACAAGTTACCGCACACGCGGTAAACATTAACCGACTGTTGTTGGTGTTTTAAAATCTTGACTGGCAAAGAGCCGTTACCGCACACGCGGTTTATTATATTGTTGAAGTGTTTTAAATGCGCATGGATAATGGCTTTCCGTATAAATGAGGGATACCACCATAACAAGCCCAGTAAGTGGACGTTGAAGCCGTCAAAAACACTTTAACAATGTGATATTTGACCGAGCAGTAATCAGGCCGAAAGTTGAAACGCGATATATCATTAGTCTGGATCGCGATATCCTATAGACAAGTGGACACGGGTTCGAATCCTGTAATATCACATTCGATGGTTCATTCCATAACTGGAGGTGGTCCGCATGTGGCAAGGCACAGACACCTTGCAGCCACGTAACGTCGCGAGACGTAACCGAGGCGTTTAAAATATGGGTCGTTAGCTTGAGTGGAGGGTTTCTAGAGTCCAAAGCAGGCAAAGCGCAGCGTCTAAAACTGTAGACCTAGGTTCGAACCCTAGACGACCCCACTAATTTGCAATCCCTCGTTCGACTTCCTCGTTATTTGCCCTCTATGTGAGGGCTTTTTTTTGTGTTACACTTGACGATATGAATACTGCATCGTTTACTGAATATACGAAACGCTCGTTTTTTGAAATGATGAAAAACGTTGCGACGTCAATACCGGGTCATGTCATAGCATTTGACCCGGTAACTCAACACGCCCAAATACAAATCGGAGTTGTCCGTAAGGACGTCAACGGTAAGATATTTACACCCACGCCACTAATCGAAGTACCTGTCCATTTTGGCGGCGGTGCTGAGTTCTTCCTCGAGTACGAAATAAACGTGGGTGACGAAGGTGTAATACTTTTCTCGCAACGTTGTATTGACGGTTGGAAAACAACGGGTGGTGTCGGTAATAATCCTATCATGCGTTTTCACGACATGAGCGACGCTGTTTTTATGCCTGGCGTCCGTTCACAACCTAATGTGATCACAGGTTTCGGTAACGACGGTATTCGCATCCGTAATAAAGACGGCTCGCATTTTATCTGGTTGAAGAAAGACGGCACGATTACAGCGGCCAATTCAATCGGGTCGTTGACCATTAGCGCGGAGGGTGGTTTTCAAGGTGACTTCACATCGTTTAATGTTCAATCCCCGTCATTCACACATAACGGTATTAACGTTGGCGACGACCACAAACACGCAGCCGGAACATATAAAGCAGGTACAACGCCTGTGACTGAATCATCGGGTAATCCATCATGACAGTGAGACTAATCGACCCCGAAACGGGTGACATCGTTACCAGCGGTGTGCAATTCACGACACAAGTCGAGGAAATAGCGCAAACCGTTAAGACGCGTTTACGTTTATTCCTCGGTGAGAATTTCCGCGATATCACCGACGGCACGCCATGGTGGGAGTCGATACTTGGTAAAGCGGGAACGTTATCAAGTAAAGAGGCGATCATTAAAAGTCGTATCATACGCACCGAGGGCGTTATCCGTCTGACGTCGTTTAGCACTGATTTCGACATCAATACTCGCGTGTACAGCGTCAACGCTGGTATACTAACGACATACGGCAACACGGAGTTAACAGTGACAAATGGCTAATATAACGTCGACGGGCTACGTATTAAAGACACAAAATGATTGGTACGCTCAAGAGCGCCAATTATATTTAGATATCGACGCAAATTGGAACCTTGACGCGTCCACACCTGACGGCCTGAAATTATCATCAGACGCTGAGATATGGGCGAACCTAGATGAGATTGGTCAACGAGCGTATAACTCGAAAGACCCAAACAAGGCGAAAGATTACGACCTAGATGTGATCTGTTCACTAACTGGTACGATACGCAGCCAAGGCACCCCGAGCAATGTGGAATTAACGCTCAGTGGTGTAGCGGGCACGGTCATCGTTCAAGGTAAATTAGTTGAATCGAGTGTCGACGGTACGCAATGGGCCACAGATGCCAACGCTACGATTGGTGTCGGCGGGACCACAACAGTTAACGCCACATGTACCACGAACGGAGCGACGCAGGCGAGCATCGGAACGTTAACTCGCATCGTGTCGACCATTGGTGGGTGGCAAAGCGTCACGAACGCCACTGTCGCAACGGCTGGTACAAATCAACAGAACAACTCATCGTTGCGATTAGAACGCGCGAAATCAGTATCACGTCCCGGTAACGCTCAAGTCGATAACATGCTCGGTGAGATATTTGCCGTTGACGGTGTTCGTCGCGCTATCATATTAGAGAACGACACGGACACTATCGACGTTGACGGATTACCCGGTCACAGTGAAGCTGCTATCGTTGACGGCGGTGCGGATGCTGACATAGCGCTCGCTATCTTTCGCAAAAAGAACCCTGGTTGTTTACTTCACGCGGCGGCTACACCTGTTACAGTGCCTGACGTTTACGACAAATACATAACTAATAAACGCGACATATTGTTCAGCCGTCCTGTTTATGTGGACATGGTGATATCAGTTACTGTTCAAAATGACGGATCGTTACCGAACAACGCCGATGAGTTAATCGTTGCTGCAATACTGAATTACTCAGCGGGCGATTTAGTTGCTGCTGAATGTGGGTTCAACGTGTTAGGTTTTGACATCGGCGAAGAAGTTCCCGTATCGCGAATTTACACGCCGATTAACCAAGTGATTGGTCGATACGGTAACGCATACGTGACGGCACTTGTCGTTAATACGTTAACCAGTGGACAAGTACCGATTGACTTTAACGAGTTGTCACGATGGGCCGAAGGTAATATCACGGTGACTGTCAATGACTAATAATAGAGTATACGCACAGTACGCCGATAAACCCAAAGCTGTCAAATGGTATAACATCACGCCGTCGTTAGCCGATGAAATAGAATCAGCTTATGAAATGGTACGTAATACTTACGATATTAACGCGGCGGTCGGCGAACAACTTGACGTCATTGGTCGGATTGTAGTTATCGATAGGGGCTTCGAGTCGTTTGTCGATTTCCAAGCTGACACTTATTTCGGTGGAGTGGGTGACGAGGCTCAGTTCGGCGGACTCGACGCACAGTTCGAATCTGAGGGTGACATACTCACGCAAGAAGTGAGTGACGCTATCTTTCGAATGCTTATAAATGCTAAAATAGCAAAGAATAACTCACCCGCCACACTCGACGGCGTTGTGGATGCTCTTGTGTATATCACCGGTATTTCACCGATACGTGTCAATGACCACGAAAACATGACGATGAGCGTATCGTTTGACGGTACATTAAACGACGTACAACGTTTCGTATTTAATACTTTCGACGTTGTACCAAGACCACAAGGTGTTAGATTTTTAGGGTACACGGAAGAATCTCAAATCACGCAATACGGCGGTGTGTTTGGTTACGGTGACTCACGAGCTAATTACGGCTTATACTTCGGGGCATAACAATGTTAAAAATTTACAACGAATTTACACCGCGCGCATTACCCGCCGACAGTGAATACCCTTATGGGTCATTCAAAGACGAGTCGACACCGGGCGCACGTGACGGTACACCGTTGACGTCGCGTAGCGGTAATGACCTAGAAGGTTTCAGTTCGGCGCTAATGGCTGACGCTGGACTAGTAGCAAGTGGTCAACCTGATACGGCACTTGTATCGCAACGTTTACAGGCGTTGAAACTATTCAGTAAACCGTCAACTTCGGTAATTAACGAGGTTATAACGGGCGTTGAGCGTGACTTACAAAGTCGTTCACTCGATACGTTGAGTATTCTCGACTTCGGCGGTAAAGATGACGATGACGGATCGTTAACCACGACCAACAACTTAACTGCGTTTGCGTCATATTTTGCATATTTAAATTCGGTTGGCGGCGGTAAGATGTATTTACCGAAAACGGTTACCGGCGGTTATTTTATTAACGGCGATGACCCAACGCCCGCCACGTCGCCAATTGAGATTGTGGCCGATGAAGGTGTGTATATTCGGGTTATATCAAGTGGCGGCACAACTAACAGCCCATTGGCCAATAATAATGTCCGATCTAATCGTCAGATTTTAAAGATACAACAAAACTTTGGTTTTAGTAATTACACGCAACCAAACACAGGTGCGTTAGCATCATCTAATTTGTCAAACATCACACAAGGTCAAGGCGTTTATTCTGAGCCTCGAACACTAGTGGGTAATAATTTCGTTGTCATAGATTTAGCTGACCCAAGCAATACGATCACACCAATTACCACTGTGTCAGATTCGATATCGTTTAGCGGAACAGGTAAAGATATCGCGGCAGTAAAAGCGGCTCGTGTCGGCGACGAGACTTTTGCTTTAATATCTAACCCAACTCCGGGTATATTCTTCGCTGGTGTGTTGACTGCTAACGGGCATTCGTATTACTCACAAAACAGCGGCACTCAAGCTGTAATGCTCGTTGACTCAACGGCTGGTTTATCACCATTGGTTACTGGCGTTCAATATACGTTAATGAACCAGCAACGCGACTTGTTCAATAACTCATTGATGAGCGTGCGTATAATCTCATCACGTAAGTATAGTGTTTTATGTAACGGCCTAGTTATTGGAACATACAACACACGCTCAAATATCACGGGTGCTATGTTCGGTACTAGTCAGATAAATGGCACAACGTCGGTTAGTCAGTTTAGCAGTGTGATCACAAACTCGAAAGGTGGTAGCAAACCGTTACGTATCGTTGCGCTAGGTGATTCAATTAGTGACAACGATGTGCAGTATTCACCGTACAGACTTATGAGCAGCATTTTACAGTCTCAAGGCTTGCAGTTAGCTGAGTTAAATAACCTGTCAGTGGCTGGTGAGTTGGCGACGCAACAGTACGCACGATTGCAAGCAATTGGTGTAGGCTACGATTATTGCCTTGTTCAAGTTGGTGTTAACGATATCCAAGGGTCTACTAGTTTCGCTAGTTTTTCGCAGACAATTATCGATATCTGCACTTACGCTAAGTCGGTAGGCATGACCCCAATAGTGGGAATACCTACACAGTTTTATTCGCTTGCCGAGGCCAACGCCAATGGGCAAACGGGCGGCCAAAATACAGCAAATAACCAAATAGGCTATACGTATCGAGCATTATTAATACGTGCTGTTGCTTCGGTTGGCGGTTTAATTAACTTGCAATCGATTAAAAACCAAGGCGCATTAACTGCTAGCTGGTTAAGCGCTAACGTAACGGGTGTACAAACTGACTCAATGGTTGTCGATAATATTCACCCGACACCATATGCTGCGATGATGCTTGGTCTTGGTTGGTCTGAATCACTTGTGGGCGCATTGCATCGTTTAGATGACAGCGAGTCGCAACCATTCGAAAGCGTTCCGACTAACTGGATGCGCAATGGTTTTGGTGTAACGTCACGCCCGACTATCAAGGTGTTTAAGTTGGCGGGTAAAGTACACTTCGACGGCGCGACATCGCCCGAAGGTAACCCGTTCATGCAATTACCGAAGCATTTACGCCCGACTAATGTTAAAATTAAAACAGTTACCTGTCTGGCTGCTACTGGTCTACCGTCAGGCGTTGCAAACTTATACATCGGGGTTGACGGGAATTGTTACGGTTTTAACATTCCAGCGCTCACCGTTTCGCTATCACTCGACACAATTGACTTGTCAGACGTAGCGTTCGTTTAGTAGTGATCACATTGTAGCGCTCAACGTTGAGCGCTAATTCGGAGCCTTACACATGTTAAAAATATTCGATCGATTCACCCCTCGCGCTAATGCGGCCGACACGGATTACCCATTCGGGTCGTTTAAAAACGAGACGGTCCCCGGCGCTCGCGACGGCACACCGTTAAATGCAGATTGGGCGAATGACCACGAGGGCTTCGACACCGCGTTATTAGCTGATGCAGGTATCACGCCAAACGGCCTACCTGACACGGCTATCGCATCGCAACGTTTGGATGCTTTGAAAGCTTTTAGTAAGCCCGCAAGTTCTATAGACTTTACGTCATATGTACCTTTAGCTCCGAGGTTTGAACGTTTCGTAGCTGGCCCAACGCATATAACTGGTGCAGCACTAAGAGACGCATTTGTAACGGCTCGCACACTAACCACGCTAACAGACTGCCACGCATTTGCTGACAGAACAATTATTAGCAATGCTACAGATAGTGGTACTTACGGTACATTCGATTCGACAACAGAAATAGCAGGAACTCACGCTCAGTCACACCAGTTCAGTTATCAGAACAGAGCTAAATTTTCGGGTGAGGGGAGCATTGCGACTTGGGGCGGATACATCAGTTGGCCTACTCTTACAGGTGCAGCGTCCACTGTAGGTGAACTATTCCACTTTGAAGCTAAAGACCTTGATTCGCTCGGTAGATTTGACGCAGTATCGAATCAGTTTGGTATTAAAGTTCACAACCAAACAAAGGGCGCCACTGGAAATTACGCCTTTTGGACTACTCAAGCGGTAGGATACACGTTGTACGCACCCGCGGCTGGTAAAGTATTAGTCGGAGGTGAATCCGCATTTACCTCAAGAGCTATATTTGGAGCCAGTAAACCAATGGTTGGCGTTCCACTTAGCTGGGTTGGTACAGTAGGTGCGCCAAAGGGATATGCATCATCTAGCTTAACAACAGTGCAATGGGGTGTTGAAGGGGACTACGCTCACCAATGGGTATCCAATTCAGCAGAAAGGTTAGTTCTTGAGAACTCAACCAAAAACTACGCACTTAGACCCGCTAGCGGAACCCAAGACTTAGGGATATCTACAAGAGGCTTTAATATCGCGTGGCTAAAACAGGTCAGATTAGACCCGATAGCGTCAGCTTCTGCGGAAAACTTGAGCTTATTTGTTAACTCAGCAACTGGAGCACTATCATTCAAAGATAGCGGAGGCGTAGTAAAGGCAATAACTATGGCTTAGGTTTAGAATTATAAAAGCCCCAATTGCGGGGCTTTATTTATCACTTAGTAATTAAAAGGTGATCTATGTCTTTTGTGCGGTTACCTGCTGGAAAAGATATATCCAAGCATTTCAAGATAGCCTTTACATCATCTATTGAATTTACAGCGTCAAAGTTGATTACTTTTGTTTCCTGTCGTGACAATATCATCCCAAGAGTGTTAACTTTTAGCTTGTATTGGTTGCAAGCTTCACAATAATAAGCGGGCTTAGGAGGGTCGCTTAGCAACAATCTTGTTGGGTCAACTATCATATCGCTTTTGCATGTTTTACATTTCATTTTTATTTATCCTTTTAGCTGTTAAACCAGCGTTTAATTCTAACTAATAAGTTTGGTTTATATATTTTATTGTATCCGCATGGGTAGCATATGTTGATGTTACCTTTAAAATTTAATTTATCAATAATACCTTTTGGCAAGTTGTGAATGTTAATTCTTACGAACACATGATTCGCACCATCATGCTGGCAAGACTCACCGCATGTACTGCAATATATAGCCTTATTTTTGGTGCTCATAACTTATCCTTAATGTGAAATTTATTTTTAAGTTTATCCACTGTACATGATAATGACTCGATCGTCAACTAGCCACCAACACAAAGACGGTTCTCAACGAGCCGTCTTTTCCATATCCCGTAGCAGCCATTGGCTCGAATCGAACAATCTTTCTTATCGACGTATTTCCAACGTAACAATTGAGCGCACGCCCCGTTAATGTCACCGCGTTCGAGCATCTTGTAACCTGTGGAATTACTACACGCGCCGACACCCACGTTATAACAGAAGTCAGCCCACGCGATGATCACATTGTCGGGTAACTGATACGGTAAGCGTTCTAATGGTTTGGCGTGTTCGATTAGTTCTTTCATCAATGCCGTGTCGCATTCTTCAATCGTCGCGGTCGTACCAGGTTTAACGCCTTTGGTTCGACCGTAACAGTCCGTCCACACGCCGCCGACATCAAGATATGATTCGGTACGTAACCCTTCGTTAGCCGCAACAAGCGCAACAGCGGCCAACAATGCCCCGCCAATTAATTTGTTGTTCATATGCCCACCCGATGTGTGTTATTATTGAACATATAGTAACATAAACCCACACTTGGAGTAATTATCATGACTGACGCTACTAAACCGACATTACCAGTTAAGCAACAACAACGTGACGCTACTAAACCAGTTAAGCCAGTGACGACCAAGAAATCGAAAGCTAAAAAATAACGATGAGTTATTTACTCTGTGTCGCGTTTCTAACGTTTATCCTAAGTTTAATATACAAACCACATCGTACCGTTTGGTTACTGATTAGTGGCATGTCTTTTTTACTATGGGCTAACGTTCACATGTTCGACCCGCAAGGTGTTGTACTGTACTGGCACAGAGCTATTATTGTGACCATAACGGGTGGATTATTGATCCGTCACGGTTCATGGTTAGGTTTCTATCATTCGATAATATTACTTGTCACACTCGTAGCATATGCCGCATTAGCATATGATGTAGCGCACGGAATGCATATACTCATTTACAACAACTACGAGGCGACCATATATGGACTGGTGGGGTGTCAACTTATCGCAATTTTTCCAACAATACGGTTTGCTTATCGTGATCATCATTCAGATATTCGCGCTTGGTTGGTCAATTTACAAAGGGTTACAAGAGCATGAGCGTTCACACACAAAATGTCGGGAATGTGGGGATTACAAGCTCGGGAGGGATCGCCGTCGCGACGACCGCTAGTGGTGCGGTAGGTTGGATTAACGAGAACGCCGTGATTATCGGTTTGACGTTATCGCTCGTGTCGTTATTGGTCGGTATTTATTTCAAGATACGTTCCGAGCGTAAAAACCGTGACATTGTTGAGCGTCATCATCAAGAAGCGTTACAACTTCAACGCGAACAAATGCAAGCCGAACTAACGCAAAATGCGCAAGCACACGAGGCGTTACGCATTGAATTAATTAAAGTGATGTCGTCTAAAGGCGATTAGCGAGTGATCCCACTCAACGTATCTTCAAGATAGCCAAAACCCTTACCGCCGTTTTCAGCTTTCAACAGGTAAGGCGTGCGACCCGAATCGAGCTCGTGAAGTATTACACGATGCGCTTCGGTCAGTGCAAGCGTAAGCGCTTCGATTCGTTGTTGCGTATCGTAAACCACACTGTGAGATTTAGGGTCGTAGTCTCGCTCTTTTCGACCGTCCTGAAAACCAGCGTCGTATACTTCAATTACCTTATCGTTCATCATACTAATCCTTCTATTGAACGAAACACGCCCTCTTGGAGTTTAAAAGTATACTCACCGATACGTATCACCCGAAAAGTTTCCCGTGTTTCACTGTTAACTTTCACAATGTGGAACTCGGGGAGTGTAAAATGATTAATGTACTCTACGTCTTCGAGGCTAAGGTCCCTTAGCGTAACCTCATCACCATATAACTCCAATGTTACTTCATCCGACATGAGTCTATCGTTTACCAGTATCTTCATTATACTAATCCTTCTAATAAAATTGTTCGTGTCATTTCGGTGCTGCACTTTGACGCAACGCAACGTTTAATATTTTTAAGTAACGTGACGGGGTTTTCAAGTAACGCACCCGTAACGCCGCGGTCAAAGTCACATCGTTCAAGTATGTAAATATACGCGTCGAGTTCTTCAAACGCTTCAATGCGTGCCCACATCGCTTCGTTCGATTTATTATGTTCAACTTGAATGTCGACTACTTTACAGTTGGTTATGTTTACCATATCAATTCACCTCGTTAAATCAGCGCCCCGATGTGAAGCGCTTCGTTATGTGTAACAGTACGCTACTTTGACAAGCCCGTCAAGAGTGGTTTAACTAATTTCTCAGCTTGTTCGACGTAATAGTCGTAATTAACCGTTGAGCGGTCAAAGTTCGCCACGTTCGAACAGTCCGTTACACGCCAACCGACACAAATACCCATTTCGCGTTTATCGTGTTTCGACTTATTCTTTGTGTGAATACGTTCGTCGTGAATGACACCCGTTGAATCTTCTTCCGTGAAACCGTCGTTCATTCCATCTAGTTCGGCCATTACAGCTTTGAACGTCGCGTCACTCACTTTAGCGGCTCGTTTCCATGTACCAGGTTCGCCCGTTGGTGGTGCAATTTTATGAAGCGTTCCGCCACTGTTCGACACATAGTAACGTATAATCGTGGCGAGTGGTATTTCCGCGTTGTCATATTCGGCCCAACGCATAACAAGACGGTTCGAACGTG